AACAACGCCTTTGGCTGCTTGAGTTAACCAACCTAACAAGTCGTACAATACGCTTGATGGTGGGTTAAATGGCATTGGCATCGCAACCTGACGAATGTCAGTTACGCCAGCACCAGCTTCTACTTCGACTACTTGAGTTGGTTCAATTCGATCAGATTGTCCAGACACTCTTCCAGTTTTGAGTTTAAGTAACGTCTGGCTGTTGTTGATATGAGCAGCGTCAAGCAGAGCACGTAAAGCACCAGTGAGAGCAGCAGAGAGGCCGCCAATAAGATGGGGGAGGCCAATAGCATAAGCACCACGCCAAGGGATGAACTTGAACTCAACAATCCAGTCCAGTTTTTCGCGTTTTTCATCATTTGCATCCCAGTTGCGGTATAGTGCTAATACTTTGCTTGTTGTCTCATCGATGGTGAGGATATACGGTGCACGTTTACCTTCTGTTTCTGGATCATCGTCCAGTCGCATATAGCAAGTGATTTCGTAGATTCTACGCAGTTCATCAATATTCTTTTGAGGTAAGTCTTTACCTTCAATCTTATTATTGGCTTTTTCCGATTGCGTCATGTCGTTAATCGGAGCATCGGACGTGTAATCTAAATTATCTAGGTCACGATACAGGCCAGCATCAATACGCTTTAAATACTCGTCGCCTGTAATGTCTTGTTGCTCTGTGACACGTTGCGCGGTGTAGAAGTTTGTTGATGAGTAAGGTAGGATGATGTTGTCAATTGGAATCCACTCGCATGTTGGGCGAGCTTGTTCTTCGTCGTACATCCACTTAAGGTACTGAGATCCGCCAAGGGGTAACTGTGTAAACAGTTGCTCCATCTCATCGCGGAACTCTGGAATTTGTTGGGTTAATTGCCAGTTAAGAAAGTTGACTTTTCGGTCTGCTGTTTCTTCTTTGGTTTTATCGTCGTTGCCCTTGATGTTGGATTTGACGATGCCATCTGGTGGTAATAACTCTTTGGCAGCGGAAGCTGCGAAGTCAACGCAAGCCTCGGCCATGACGGGATGAACAACTTTAGAAGCACCATCGAAAGTAGCACCACCAGGAGCGTCCTTACCAAGGCCCGTCCTACGAAGTCCTTCTTCATATTGTTTGTCTCTTTGCTTGCGAGCCTCTTTGTCTACATCGATATAGTCGAGGTATTCAATGGCTAATGAGTTTAATGTCTGCTCATCAAACACTTCTGCAAGGTTTGCGTAGAACTCTGGGTTTTTAAGTGGGCTAGATTTTTCGACGTAGTTAACCACAACCGAACCATCGTCCAGTTCTATCAGCTCTTGCTCTACTTCATCAGGTTCTAATCCAAGTATGTCTTCATACTCTTCCATCTCAGCATCTTGCTGCTTTGCATCTGCAATCTCGTCCTCGCGGTCGAGACTGGGCAAATTGCCGCCAGCTTGGATAGGTAATGATGGTTGTGCCATAGATTATTTGATTTGGAATTTGGTGGGCGTGAAATATGCCCTTATTTTAACTAATACGCTATTTGACCCTAATCCGCCCTTATTGGGCGTAGGGGTTGGCAAAACGTTTGCGGGAGTCATCGTCAGCATAGTCATAATCCCGCGCTGGGAGATAGTCTAGCTGCAGCCAACCGTCGTCTCGTAGGATTCGGAGCGCTTGTGATAGGGAGTCCACATAGTCATCGTGGCCGCCCATTTCTGGGAATGAGCAAACTTGGCGCAGAAAACGTTTGGCCCAATCAGCAAAGTCACCGCGCTTTACTAGATCTTCAGGAATAAACACTTTTCCTTTAGCTACAAGGGGCGCTATAATGTTCAATCGTTGGACTTTGTCCGCCCTACCGGGGTTGTATCCTTGTACAGGCACTCCCGCGCCCCTGAGCTCTTGGATAAGGCTAATACCCGCCGATTTGTCTTCCATGAGGATGAGGTCTGCTTTTTTACCTTTAGCAAACTCATTATCTGCACCATAAACGACTTCTTTAAAATCATTTACTACTTTGCGGCGTAATTCTGGGTAAGAAAGATGGTTATCCCAAGCATCAAGCAAGATTGCACAAGTGCCGCCGTCTTCTTGCTCAAAGATTCCCCACACAGTGCATGCGGTGGGGTCGTTGTGGGTTTTTTCTGAGGTGGCTGGGTCGTATGAAGCTAAGACGTATTCTAGCTCTGGTGTTGGTTTATCCGCCGGCCACATTTTAAACTGCTTACGTTTGATAATACCAGCGGACTCTGGGTCCAGAATCTCACCGTAAATCTCTTGGCGACCAATGTCGGTGCCATCATACGTTTCTAGCTGTTTAAAAAATGTCTCGGAGAGGTTCTCCCGATTGTCATACGAGGACGCGTTGACCATGTAGACGTCGCCACCGACTTTACCTTCGGCGAGGTCGACAATGAGCTCGCGTGGCTTGGGGGTGGTGGTGATGATCTGCTGGACGCGGGGTATTCTAGGATCTTTAAGTCGTAGGGTGAACTGTACGCCATCGTATGCGTCGTCAAGATAGTCGAATGCACAGAGCTCGTCAAACCAAGCTCCGTGATATTGTTTACCGCGGTAACGTTCTGGCTCTGAGGCTGGAATCCCCTGAATGATTGATCCGTTGATGAGGGTAATCTCAAAGAGGGACTTGTTGTAATCTCGTATAAGGCTCTTGGGTATGATATTAAGAAGACCGGAGTCTCCTTCGAAGCAAGTTGCACGGATATCATTAGAGGTTGGGGCGGTGACAAGCCAGCGAGTGCCGGGGTAACGCCAGGCACGAATGCCAATCCAATGGCTAGCAGTATGCGTCTTACCAGAGCCGCGGCCTGCAAGCATAAGAAACGTATCATACTCTCCATCTTTGGGTTCTCTTTGGTGCGCCAATGCTTGTTTAGCCCAAGTGATGCGCCAGATAGCAGCATCAAGCTCGGGCTTGGGCCAGTGTTGTCGTTCTGCGGCAAACTTTTTTATTTCAAGTTGCTCTTCTTTTGTTAAAGACATGCAATAAATCCTTCTTCTACCAACATGGTGCTATCGTCGCCATCTAATTCGATGTGAACGCACGCTTGCGGTATGATTTTTTCAATTTTAGTAATCATTCTCCAATTTTGCCGCACTTTAATCGGTTTAGAAGTTTGATGTTCCATCAATTTGAGTTTTGTTTTAATGTAGACCGTATATCCTGATAATGGATTGCGTCCTTCCAGTACGGTTTTGCAACCTAGCGTCTCGGCAAGGTATTGAATTTGCTTGACTGTTGGTAAATGTTTGGAACTAAATCGAAACCTATCTAACTTTTGGTTATATTGATTTGGTTTTGCATACATAATACCACTAAGAAGCCCCAGACGTTGCTCTGGGCTAGCTAAAAGATAATTGTTCGGTATTTTATACGGCACATTGGGTGCCAGATGGGACAGAACCGTTGGCTTTGTGCTGTACACTTGACGTTTTTTGATGGGATCACGCCAAGATGTTGGTAAATAGCCGTAGTCTTTTAATTTTTCTACAATAAAATCAAAGTGTTGCGCCGGAATTTTTAAAGTTCCGTCTTTTCTTTTAGAGAAAAACCACAATCCAAACACAAACGGCGGTACTGGCAGGTCTCTATGTGGTAATTCTAACGGCCCGGCGGTTGGCACGCTGTACATAAGCCTGCCGTGCTTGTTGGTCAGTTCGATTTCAGATAGCGTTCCAAGGGAATAGTTGGATAGCGGCCTGCGAAATTGGAATTTGCCCTTGTATTCCCAAACTCTTTTGCGGTACTTTGGCGTTTCAACGGGGAGTTTGAGGTCTTTATCTCCAGCGACCGAGGTTCCATCTAGGAACGTGACCCGGTAACATGGGCGTTTGTCTAGGGGCTGGGCGAGCTTTACCCGGACCTTGCGGCCCAGTCTGTCAAATACAATGTCACCCGGTCTGATATCCTGCGCTATTTTCCAATAGTCAAGGGTTAACACCTTTTGTGTTGCCAATATGGCCATTCAGTATCCATTCTGCAAATTTTTTCAATTCACCTTTTGTGGCGTTATTTTTCATTCTATTGGCTTTATTTGAAAGCCACATAACATTACCCTCAACATACCCCAATTCAGGGATAATTTTATCTAATGATGGGCTATTATCTGTTTTACCTGGTTGAGACCAAGACAGTTTTATTTTTAAAGCTGGACATGTATCAGTGGCAATTGATTTCAGATAATCTAAAGAAACGGTAAACGGGATATTTTCTTTTTTTGATCTGGATTTAATATGCGCATAAGACCTGCTTATGTGTTTCTCAAACGTGTTTCTTTTACCAACTGTTTGATTTTTCCAAAGCTGGGGACTTGCCCAAGATTCATAAAAGAACCCTTGTTTATTTTTTCGGGTTTGGTAACCCAAAAAGAAAAAACCATCTTCGCGATTGTCTCCGCGATTAAATGGTTTTCCTGTAGTTGCGTTTAGTCTTTTCATACTTTTACTAATACGCAATTTTTATGTTTTACGTCCTTGTAATTCGCCATAAAAGTTTTTCAATACCCACTTATCTAGGTATTTGCCTAATAGCAGCCTTATCTTGTTGATTACCCCATTTGGTAAATTTTGGATTACTAAAGCGTCTTCAGTGAGCTTTAAACGAAATGCTAAGTACTTAGCCGTCTCTCTGTCCAAAATTTCAATGGGAACGTCTACCGAATCAAAATTGTATAAATCGCACACCAGTACGCGCAAACCAATCAGGTTGTGCCCGTTGTCTTCCAGTGCGCCTTGGATTTGATAAACGTATTTGTTCATACCTTTACTAATACGCACTTTTATGGTTTATTGCCGTTATACCACCAAAGTTCTGTTACGTCTGGAATAGAAAAATTTATAGCTGGCACATTTACACAAAAATTTTCACGTTCTTTGGGATTAGCTTTTATTTCAATTAAAGCGGCTTCCACATCGTTTTCCGGTATTTCAGATAATTCAAACCATTCGCGATTTCCACGTATTTTATTAAATCCAAGTTTTGACAATTCAGTATGAACCTGTTTGTCTGTAACCCATTCAGCTGTTTGCCAAGAAGCTATGAGTTCCAATGCTTCTGGATTTGATGCGTTATCTTGTTGTTGAATACGTTTTATTGGGTCTGTAGTTGTTTCGCCAATTTTGTACCAATTTTTGGTTTTATATGTTTTTGTTGTGTAAAGATAAATAATCTTCATTTGATACCCCTAGATAGTTATTTGAAGTTGATAGGTAAGTCTTGGATCTAGGCCAAGACAATGTTGTCGACACACTGTCCCTATCTACTTTTACTAATACGCAAATTTCTTTATAACCGCCTAAACGTTAAAAACGCTGTAAGTCCTTGATTGTTTGTAATTCTATATAACTAAAAGTAATCATTATCCACAGTATCCATAGTATCCAGGGTCTAAATGACTATTACCCTCTATATCTTTTTTACTTTTTTAAAAAAAATAAAAAAAGTAAAAAGAAGGGTGGATACTGTGGATCGTAGGGTAAATAGTCTTTTAAATCAACGAGTTACCGTGCCACCCTTTCATTTCAAAGGGTGGCAAATATCCAGGATGCAGTGCAGCAATTTTAAATATAGCAAAAATTTACAAAAAAAATTTACAAACTTGAGTTTTGACCTGGGGCCGCCGCCCCGGGGTGGGTGGTACCTGATTAGGCGGCATGGCATATTGGAAAAGGGGACCCTGCGCCGAAAAGGAGGGCCATTCCACATTGTGAGATGCCATTCCACAATGTGGAACAGCCCCTCGCGCCCCACGCTGGCACTCACCCACCCTGCCTGCTAGTAATGGGGACAGAGTGGGCTCGGGCCCCAGCGTGCTGGCCCAGCTAATAACCACACTGCCATCATGGGTATTAGCTAGGGGCTTGACGCCAGTGTGGCACTGTGCTAGGGCCGGGCGCGGTGGTGGCGTGGTGAGCTGGGCGCGGTGGTGGAGTGGTGGTGTGGCTGTGTGGTACGCGTGCGCGAGAGCGTGAGGGGGTGGGTGGACGTGAGGTGGCGCTATTGGCAGATAGCGGATCCCCAGCAAGGCCCCTAATCGGGCCATAGAGACGCGATCGCTATCAGGTGATACTAACCCCTCACCTACCCTGCGATCTCTAGTATTCCAGTAACCACGGGGGTTTGCGGTCTTGTTAGTGAGCACTTCAATCTTTATCACATTGTGAAATGCAAATGCGTATTAGTGGTTGTTTTTATGTTTGGCCTGTGACTATAATGGAGTCATCGGAAGTGCAGTGGCTAATCCACTCAGTGCAGTACGCAAACCCAACCGCGATCTATGAGGGGGAGCCAGCAGAACTGGTGCCGTTATCCAACACGGCGTATGACGGACAAGATAGTAATACTCAGAGCCCATTGCCATGCAGTGAGCTCGAGGGATTACTAACCAACACACAGGAGTTAACACCATGACACAGAAATACGTTCACGAACTCAAGGCAGGCGACATCGTGCAGGCCCACGGTGGCACGTTCAAGATCCTATACAACGCACTGCCATCCCGTGCGCACTTCACAACAGACTGGCGTACTTGCACCCAGTTTCCTGAGGCACCTGACTGCGCGTACACCGAGGGCGAATGCCTGACCGGTGAAGTGCCGGGGTATTTCAGCAAGGGCACCAAGTGGACATTCCAGGGCAACTTTAAAGCCGGCAAATACACATTAGTAGACTAACTAAGGAGCGACACCATGTACGAGATCAAACACCACATTTACTGGAACATTTTTGAGGTGGGCTATCGCACCACCAGTGGCCTATGGATGCCAATCAGGAAGTTCGACAGCGAGGCGCAAGCCCGCGCATTCATTGAGGCAAAGAGAGAAAGCGAGTCGGTATGACACGCGTGCAGACCAAGGCCAAGGGTGACAAGCTGGCATTCACCCAACGCGACGGTACCACCGCCCTGCACGCCCCGGAGTTCAGGCACAAGGGGCGTGACTACTATTTCCTAGGCGGTGTATACTATGACCTC